TTGCTGCTGGGCTTTGGCTACATGTGGGCAAGCAACGGTTTCCCGGTAGGTTTTGCCGGCTGGTTTTCGTACATCATCTTTGGCCTGGCGATGGGCATTGTGCCTTCCGGCATTCATGATGAGCTGAAGAGCAGATAACCATGACGGCTGAAGGTATTGCGACATTGGTGAACCTCGGCGTAGGGGGAGCCGTCATTGCAGTGGTCATTATCTTTCTCCGCTTTATTGAGAAAAGGGATAATGACTGGCGAAGTTTTTTTTCCAGCCTCCGGAAGGAGGACAACCAGACAACGGCACGGCTGGCGACGGCGATCGAAGCGCTCCTGACCAAGTTTGAGGAGCATGACGCGACCGAGATGGAAATTCTGCGGGAGCTGCTGGCCGAGAGAAAACAGAGGCGGCGTAATGACACTTCCCCTGGGTAAATCGGTTTATATCTGGAACGTGGAAGCCTGTTTTTCAGGCGATGTGGAGCGCATTGCCACGGCGCTTGCCAACTGCGGGTTCCAGTCTGCGATCCTGCACGAGGCGCACCTGGCGCGCTGGCGTGAACCCGAGCGGATTGCGCTGGTGTATGCGCTCCACGATCACGGCATTCTGCCGGTTGGCGGGGCGGCGGTCTACGGGCTTGACCCGGCTGCAGAAGGGCGAGAAGCGGCGGCGATCTGCACGGAGTTGAAGCTGCCCGCTTTTGTCTTTGACGCTGAGACCGCCTGGGATGCCCGTTCAGCGGCGGATAGTAACGCCGTGAAGCTGCTGCGCACGTTCAAGGAGCGAGCGCCGGGCGTGCTGGCCGGCTGGTGCTACTGGTCATTCTGGCGCTCTTCTTCCGGCGTGTCATGGCATCCTCGCAAGAAGGTAATCTGGGCGGCGATGGCGGACGGCTACGGCGAGTGCGACTTCTTCTGCCCGATGATGTATTGGAACCCTGGCACCGATGCGGCTTCAGCGGTTGCGTACCTGAACGAGAGTTACAACCAGTACCGCAATCTGACCCAGAAGCCAATCATCCCAATCGGGCGGGCGTATAACGGCGATGGCGGCACGGCGACCGCTGAGGCGGTCAAGGCCTTCGATGCCCGGGCGCGTGAATTGGGCGCACCTGGCGTCACCTGGTGGAGCATGGAACATGCGCTGAAGCTGGCGGGTATCTGGCAGGCGCTCTGCGAGCTTGCGCCTTACGGTGAAATCGAGCAGCCCCAGCCGGAACCGGAACCGGAAGAACCGCCGGTTGAATTGACGCTTGAGGAGAAGGTTCAGCGGCTCTGGGATATTCACCCAGAGCTGCACTGAGGAGATGACCTTATGGAATTTTTACCTGGCATTGACTTTTTGACTCACCCTGACCCGGACGGCGGGCCGGGGGTGGATTTTGCCCAACTGCGCAAAGAGCGACCGTTCTACTTCGCTGTGCTGCGTGCTGGCCGGGCGAAGATGGTTTATAACGCTGCTGGCGTGCCGGTGATGGAGTTTATCAAGAACCGGGCCTATGACGGGTATGTTTCCCAACTGAAGAAGCTACGCATTCCCTGGATAACCGTCTTTGCGGCCTACCCGTGGGAGTGGGGCAACGAGCAGGCTGAGGTGTACTGGCAAATCATCCGCAATGATCTGCCCGTGATGCCTTACGTTTCGCTGGAGCGCTTTGCCGATGCGGAATGGCTGCCTTCCATGACCGGAAGCCGGATCGACTTTTACAACACGATCACCGGGCGGCTGAATGCGCTAACCGGCGGACGCTACAAACCGGGCGCTGAAGTTGGCCTTTATACCAACCTGAGTATGCTGCGCTCTTACCTGCTTCCGCTCCCGGACGAGTTCAGGCGCAATGTTTCCAACTTCACGGCGCAGTGGACAAGCAGCGATTGCCCGGCGGTGGAAGGTTTTGACCGCTGGGATTTGTGGCAGCGTTACGCTGGCGAGGTGTACTTCAATGGCGATGCTGCTGCGTTTTCAGCCTGGGCGAAGTATGACCTGCAACCGCTTCCTGGGCCGGAACCGGAACCCGAGCCTGAGCCGCAATTATCGTTCTGGCAGAAGATCATCCGCTGGCTGATGGATTTGCTGGGGAGGCTGCTGCGCTAATGGAGCCTCAGGTTGTCAAGTTCGATGCGGAATTGCGCCAGATAAAAAGCATGGCGGACGGGACGTATAACCTGGTTCTGAACATTCCCGAATACTGCCTGACGCAAACGCAGACGATGATGGCCTGGCTGAAAGCGCAGGTTGACGTGGCGGTAGTTTACATGCCGCAAGAGGAACAAGATGACGGATTCACTGGAAAACGCGGAAAAATCCATATCTGAGCAGCTGAAAGATGCCCTGGCACGCCTGAGCAAAGATCAGCTTCGTTTCGTCATTGCGCTCCAGGATTACCCATCGAAGAAAGAGGCGGCGGAGGCGATCGGCATAAAGCCGGATACCGCCTACCGCTGGAATGGCGATGTCGAAGAGGCAGCTCGCCTGATGGCGCTGGATTCCATCGCTGCGGCGCGTCAGATGCGCCGGCGCGCTCTTGCCAAAGCAATGGCCGTGAAGATTGCCGGGCTGGACAGCGAAGATGAGCGCATTCGCCAATCGGTATCTACCGAAATCATCGAAGGCGAGCTGGGCAAAGCCGCTCAGCCGCTCACCGGCGCAGACGGCGGGCCGATGCAACACGAGGTAAGCGATGTCAGAGATAGCATACTCCGCAAATTGGCTGGCATTGCAGCCGCCGGAGCAGCGGACGCAGTTTCTGAGCAGCCTGACGAAGACTGAACTTTACCATCTTCAATACGACTGGCAGTTCTGGGCGCGCGAGAAACAGCAAACGCCGGCGGGCGACTGGTTCAACTGGGTGATCCTGGCGGGGCGCGGCTTCGGCAAGACCCGTACCGGCGCTGAGCAGGTGCGCATGTGGGTACGCTCCTTTCGCCTGGTGAACCTGATTGGCGCAACGGCGGATGATGCCCGTGACATTATGATCGAGGGCGAGAGCGGTATTCTGGCCGTTTGCCCGGCGAATGAGCGACCGGTGTACAAGAAGAGCGACCGCAAGTTATCCTGGCCTAACGGAGCGATCAGCCTTATCTTCACAGCCGATGAGCCGGAGCGCTTGCGGGGTAAGCAGCATGAAAAGCTGTGGGCAGATGAAGTGGGGGCCTGGCGCTACCCGGAAGAAGCCTGGAATCAGGCGATGCTGGGCTTACGGCTGGGAGCGCAACCGCAAGGGATTGTGACCACTACGCCAAAGCCGATCAAGCTGGTGAAGGCGCTGGTGGCCGATGAGAGCAACGTGATAACCAGGGGCACCACGTATGAAAACCGGGCGAACCTGGCAAAAGGCTTTTTCGATTACGTCATTCAACGTTACGAGGGAACCCGGCTGGGGCGGCAGGAGCTGCTCGCTGAAATCTTGGAAGATGTGGAAGGCGCTCTGTGGACAAGCGCTTTGATCGAGCAGTACCGCCGGAAGAAAAAGAAGGCGCCTGCTTTGCGCAGGATCGTGATCGGGATTGACCCGGCGGTTTCATCGAATGCCGATAGCAACGAAACGGGCATTATCGTTGCGGGGCTGGGCGCTGAAGATGAGCACGTCTACGTGCTGGGCGATGCGAGCGGTATCTACTCTCCGCTGGGCTGGGCAAAGAAGGCGATGACGCATTATGAGCTGCTGGAAGCCGATGCGATGATTGCCGAGGTGAACAACGGCGGCGACCTGGTGGAAGCGAACCTGAGAGCCGCCGGGTTTACGGGCAGAGTGCGCTCTGTGCGTGCGAGCCGGGGCAAGGCAACCCGCGCCGAGCCTGTCGCTGGCCTGTATGAGCAGGGCAAGGTACATCATGTGGGCGTATTTGGAGCGCTGGAAAGTCAGATGACCACCTGGAACCCGGCCAGCGAGGAAAGCCCGGACAGGGTGGATGCGCTGGTCTGGGCGATCAATGACCTGGTGTTCGGCTCTGGCGGGCCGGTTGAGGTAAGTGAAAATCCGTTCTTTGGTTAGGAGGGCGATATGCCTGAATTGAGAGAGTATCTTTTTGATCCTGAAATTTTGATGAAGCTGAGCGAGGCGGAGCGGGCGGCTCGCAATGATGCAATTGAGAAGGCAAGCCGCTATTACAGCGGCGATCATCGCAAGCCGTTGAAGGTGCGCGCTGGGCAGGCGGATGATAACGTGATTGTCAACCTGACCAAGAAGGTGATTGACCAATCGGTATCGATGCTGTTTGGCGAGCGGCCAGAGATGCAAGCGCCGGGGAGCGAGGCTGACCAGGTGCTTGCCGATAAGCTGCTGGAAGATAACGGCATTGAGCAGTTTATGCACGGGATAGGCGTGACCGGTGCGCTGAGCGGGCATGTGTACGTGAAGCTGATGCCCGACCCAAAGCTGGGCGTGCGCATGGTAAGCATCAACCCGGAATATGTGACCGTCTTCTGGCAGCCGGATGATGTTTCCAGGATACAGGCGTACATGATCCTGTGGAAGCAAGGCAAGATGCATTACCGGCAGGATATCTACCAGGGCGACGGCGGTTTGTGGATGATCCGAGACCTTCAGCGGGAAGAGAGCGGCGCATGGCAACAGACGGCAGAGCAGGTGTTCCCGTTCCCATTTCCACCACTGCTGGACTGGCAAAACCTGCCACGGGCCAACTCGCTGTACGGGGAAAGCGACATTACCAATGCGACCCTGAACGATGCGGTCAACTTTGTCGCATCGAATATCAACCGGATCCTGAAGTTCCATGCGCATCCGAAAACGATGGGCATTGGCATTGCGGCAAAGGATGTGACCGAGACGGCGGTAGACGGGTTCTGGGCGATCCAGGATAAAGATGCGAAGGTCCAGAACCTTGAAATGCAAAGCGACCTATCTTCCAGCATGGCCTACCTGGAATATTTGCAGGCGAGCTTCTTTGCCCAGCACCGGGCGGTGGACATTGGCAGCTTGAAAGACCGCCTCGGGCAGCTTACCAACTTCGGCTTGACATCGCTGTTCAAGGATGCGCTGGACAAGCTGAAAAGCAAGCGCACTCTCTACGGCAACGGCCTGACCGAGATGCTGGTACGCATGGGCATGATGATGGGCAAGGATTGGCGCGGGGCGGAGATTGTCTGGCCTGACCCATTGCCTTACAACGACATGGAAGAGGTGCAAATACTGGAAAAGGAAATTGCGCTGGGGATTATCAGCCGGCAGACGGCGGCGCAACTGCGCGGGCGAGATTGGGAGCGCGAACAGGAGCGTATGGCCGCAGAGCAGCAAGCGCAACAGCGATCTTTGGGCGGGGCGCTGCTGCAATTGCTGAGCGACAACGGCACAGAGGCTGACCGTGACGACCTTTCCGCAAACGATTGACCCTACCGCTGGGCCGGCGATCTACCGGGCCATGCGAGACTTTCAGCGCTCGCTTTTGGCGCGTGAAACCGAGGCGCTGGTGATCCTGACCCAGCGCTGGAAGCGGGCAGAAGATGCGCTGATGGGGCAAATTCTGGCAACGGCGCAGGAGATGATCGATGCCCAGGAGCGAGGCGAAACGATTACCGCATTTGCGCTGATGCGGCGCAACGAGCGTTACCGCACCTTGCTGACGCAGGTGCGGGGCGAGATTGAGCGCTACGAAAGCTACGCTGAGCGAACCATCATCCAGATGCAAACCGAAGCCGGGCAATTGGGGTTGGATAGCGCTTCTACCGCCTTGCGGGTTGCGATGCGGGGCAACTTTCAAATGCTCCCTTCTCAACCCTTCGAGTTTATGACCGGCGTCTGTGCCGATGGGAAGCCGCTCTTCTCGCTTCTGCAGGAGCGGGCGCTCTTCCCGGATGCGGTGGACGGCATGACCCAGGCGCTGCTGGATGGGCTGGCATTTGGCGAAAGCCCGAGAAAGGTAGCAAGGCGCATGGCCGGGGGCCTGAGCGCTGGCCTGAATAAGGCGCTGACGATTGCGCGCACGGAGCAAATACGGGCTTACCGGGAAGCGACCCGGGCGAGGTATGCGCAGGCTGGCATAAAGAAGTACAGGCGGCACGTGGCCTTGCAAGACCGGACGTGCCTGGCGTGCCTTTCCCTGGACGGCACGGTGCAAGATACGGAGGAGATCGTTGCCAGTCATCCGAATTGCAGGTGCTATACCACGCCTGAGATTGACGGCCTTGACTTGCGCGGCGGGGACGGGCAAGCCTGGTTTGAGCGGCAAGATGAAGCGAGGCAGAAGAAGATCATGGGGGCAACCCGCTGGAAGATGTGGAAAGAGGGGCAGGTGGGCTGGGGCGATTTTGCGAAGATCAAGGATGATCCGGTGTGGGGGCCTACGATTGGACTGAAGCCGGTGAGGGATTTGAAGCCGAAAGAATAAATTGCACATTTTGACAATAGAAACGGACTGCAAAGTCTGTTAATGTTGTGAATAGAAAAATAAACCTGGTGGGAAGCCGGGGAAAGAGGAGCGAGATGCCCGAGACTGAGAACACGAATAGCGATACTTCGCAGGATACCAGCAAAGAGACAAGCGAGACGTTTGCCGATTTTGAAGCGTACCTGGCGAAACAGGCCGAGCCTGTCAAGAAGCTGTATGAAACGCATACCCAGGGGCTGAAGAGTGCGCTTGAGACGGAGCGTACCAGCCGCAAAGAGGCTGAGCGTCAATTGAGAGAATTGGCGAAGAAAGCCGAGAGCGGGAGCGAGGCACAGAAGCAATTGACAGAGATGGCCGAGCGGATGGCAACGACAGAGCGAATGAACCAGTTTTATGCTACTGCCCATGCCGCCGGGGTAAAGAACCTGCGCCTGGCATACCTGGCCGCTTCGGAAGCGAAGCTGATCAGCGAGCAGGGCGAAGTGGACTTTGCCAAAATGAAGGAATCTTACCCGGAGCTATTTGCCGCTGCGCAGAGCGGGCAACAGGCACAATCGCAAGAAACGCAAACCTCTACGGCGAATGCCGGAGGGACGCAGCGCCTGACCCGTGAAGCAATCGAAAAGATGACGCCGGATGAGATCAACCGTAACTGGGAGGCTGTAAGCGCTGCGCTTGCAGAACAAACATAACATTTAGCGGAGGAACGCAATGACCCTGAGCAATTTCATCCCCAGCGTGTGGAGTGCACGCCTGCTGGAAAACCTGAACGATGCGCATGTTTACGCCAAACTGTGCAACCGTGACTATGAAGGCGAGATCAAAGCCGTAGGCGATACGGTCAAGATCAATTCGATTGGGCGGGTGACCATTGGCACCTATACCAAGAATACCGACATTTCGGCTGCGGAAACGCTGACCGATGCGCAAACCACCTTGACCATCGACACTGCGAAGTACTTCAACTTCCAGGTGGATGACATCGACAAGGTGCAAACCAAGCCGAAGGTGATGGATGCGGCCATGCGTGATGCAGCCTGGGGCCTGGCTGACGTGGTGGATGCTGACCTGGCTTCGCTGCATTCCGAGGTACCGTCTGCCAACAAGGTAGGCGCTGACGCCGGTTCTGCAAAGCTGGGCTTAGTGCTGACCGCCGGCTCTGCCATGTACGATTACCTGGTTGACCTTGCGGTGATCCTGGACAACAACAACTGCCCGCGTAACGGTCGCTGGGTGGTTGTACCGCCGTGGGCACACGGAGCGATGCTGAAAGACAGCCGCTTTGTGAACGCTACAGATCAGGGCAACCGGCTGCGCACCGATGGCATGATCGGGCAGGCTGCTGGCTTTGACGTGTACATGAGCAACAACGTCACCGATGACGCCCAGAGCGTGAAGACCTACCGCATTCTTGCCGGTCATCCGATGGCCTGGAGCTACGCTGAGCAGATCAACTCGCTTGAGGCTTACCGGCCTGAGCTGCGCTTTGCCAGTGCGGTGAAGGGCATGCTGCTCTACGGTCGCAAGGTTGTTCGTCCCAGCATCCTGGCTTGCCTGTACGCCAAGAACGCTGCAAGTTAGTGAATAGCAATTGGTGAACAGCGATCAGGCGAAGGTTACCGGTTCGCTGTTCGCCAGATGATTAGCGGAAAATTCCGAAGGAGTGAAAAATGGCGAATGCCACTGTAATTACCCTGAATTCTTTGACCGCCGGAACCGTGCTTACCCAGCCGACGGCGGATGTGCTGGATACCGGCACTGTTGCGGTTACCCTGCCGCTGACGCCTGCTGGCGATACACGGCGGATCCTGATTGAGGTTATCAATACCGCTCAGGCGGCTGACACGCTGACCGTGGACATTCTGGCGGGCGATCAGCCTCCGGCGATGTCTGCGGGTTTGGGCGATGTGCAATTCACCGTTGCCCAAAACGCCGTGCGGTACATCGTGATCGACAGTGCCCGGCACATGCAATCGGACGGGACCATCAGCATCAAGGTGACGCCGGCCGCCACCAAGACGCAGACTGCGACCATCCGGGCGTACAAGCTGCCCAAATAGCCCCAGATAGGAGGGTAATATGACGGTGCGCTCCACGATGACGGCGCTGCTGGCGCGTTTACGTTTACTGGTAGATGATCCACAATCTGAAGCTGAGTTTACCGACCAGCAGCTTCAAGATGCGTGCGACGCGCACCGTCTGATTATCCGCTACGAAGAGCTGACCGGGATTGAAACCCGGACAACCACTGGCAGCGAGTACCTGGAACATATCTCCCGCTTTGAAGATTGGGAAACGGTCACGCTGCAAGATGCTGGTTATGCCGAGCTCACGGCGGCCACTTCTGACCTAAACGCCGGGCGCTGGACGTTTGCCAGCGAGCCGAATATGCCGGTCTATGCGACCGGTGAAGCCCATGACCTGCACGCTGCTGCTGCGGATATCTGGAATTACAAAGCGGCGGCGGCGGCAAAGCAGTTCGCCTTCTCTGCGGATGGAGCGAGCTATCACCTGGAGCAGAAGTACGAACACTGCAAAGCGCAGGCGGACTTTCACAGAAAGCATTCCAGGGGCGGCTTTGAGACGGTGAGGCTGGAGCGTAATGACGTCAACCCTGTTTACTGAGCGAGACCTGGCCGGGATGCGAGAAGCGCAGGATGGCTACCTGCCGGATACGTGCGTGCTGCAAAGCTGCACAACGGCGGCGGACAGCTACGGCGAGATGATCGAAACCTGGACAGACGGCGAAGCGATCCCGTGCGGGTTCAACCCAAGCGGAAGCCGGGAGATCAGGCAGCGGGATAAGACCGTGCTTGAAGCTGATGCGCTGCTGCGGGTTGCCCTGGACGTGGAGATTGACGAGCAGATGCGGGTGAAGATTACCCGGCGGCACGGCGAGCGGCTGAGCACTGCGCTGGTGTACCACGTGGAAGGCGATGCGCAGATCGGGCCGAGCGCCAAGACGCTGCGCCTGCGCCGGGTGGAGGTTTAGATGCGCGTGACCGTGCGGATCGAGGATGAAGCGCTGCTGAAAGACCTGAAATCGCTGAGTAAGGCGGCGCAAGGTGCTGCGTTGGGTGAAGCGCTGATGGTTGGCGCTGAAGCGGTGGGAGGCTTTGCCCGCAATAACATCCAGGCGCATGATCTGATTGACACGAGTGCGCTGGTGAACAGCATTGAAACCCGGCTGGCAAAGGCGAGCGGGAGCAAGGCTGAAGCGGAGATCGGAACGAACATCGTTTATGCGGCGATCCACGAATTCGGCGGCGTTATCAAGGCAACAGCTGCGAAAGCGCTTCACTTCGTGATTGACGGCGTGCACGTGGTGACGAAGTCTGTGACCATCCCGGCGAGACCATACCTGAGACCGGCGCTTGACGAACATGAAACCGAAATAGGCGAAGTGATCGGCAAAGAGCTGGCGAAGAACATTCGGAGGGCGCTGTGACCGTGGACATTGGGCAGGCTTTGAAAGCACGGCTGACCGGTTATGCCGGTTTATCTGCGCTGATTGGTTCGAGAGTGTACCCGCTGCGCTTACCGCAAGGGGCGACCCTGCCAGCGGTGACGTATCAGCGGATATCGAATCTTTACCTGAGTTCGCATGATAACGCTGGCGGCACGGCGCGACCTCGCTTCCAGTTCAACTGCTGGGGCCTGACGTATGCGAGTGCGCAGGCGGTGAATATTCAACTGCGGGCGGCGCTGAACGGTTACAAGGGCACGGTGACGGTTGGGCTGGAAACCTTGCGGATACAAGGTGCGCTGATTGCCGATGAGCGGGAGGATGCCGACCCGGACAGCGGCTTGTGGTGGATAAGCGCTGATTACTTTATCTGGTACGAGCTGTAAGGAGGCTTTGAATGAAATATTCTGCATTTGGAACAACTCTGGAAATGGGACAGGGCGATGAGGCTCCCGAGACGTTTGATGAAATTGCGAATGTGCGCAACATCTCCGGGCCGGGTATCTCCCTGGATACGGAAGATGCGACTACCCATGACAGTACCAATGCGTGGGAGGAGGTTGTGCCCACGGTATTGAGAACGGGCGATCTGACCCTGGAGATTGTTTATGATCCGAGCGATGATACGCATGATGAAGCGAGCGATCTGGGCCTGCTGGCAAAGATTGCGAATAAGACGCTGACCAATTTCAAGATCACCTGGCCGGATGCGGTAGAGTGGTCTTTTGCTGCATACGTGCGCAGTTTTGAACCCGGCGCTCCGCATGACGGCTCGCTGACCGCTTCGGTTGGCCTGAAGATCAGCGGCGCACCTACTTTGGCATAACGGAGGTTTTGAATGGCTAAATATGCTGGTTACGGTACGGCTTTCAAGCGCGGCGCTACAACCGTTGCGCAGGTAAGGAACATTTCGGGGCCGGGGCTTTCCCTGGATACCGAAGACGTCACCACACACGATAGCCCGAGCGGCTGGGAAGAGGTGGTTGCGACCATTCTTCGCTCCGGCGAGGTGACATTGGAGCTGGTTTATGATCCGAATGCGGCCACACACAAGAACGCATCCGGCGGTATCCTGGCTGACCTGGTTGCGCGCACAAGTCAGACGTATTCGATTGTGTTCCCGAGCAGCCCGGCGGTGACCTGGTCTTTCACTGCTTACTGTGTGGGCTTTGAGCCTGGCGCGCCTCATGACGGCGCATTGACCGCAAGTGCACGGTACAAGATTACCGGCGCTCCCACCTTAGCATAGGAGATGTGTGATGGCGATTTTGAAGCGTAACGATATTTTGGCGAAGAAAGACTTGCCGCGTGAATTGGTGAGTGTACCGGAATGGGACGGCGAGGTGTACGTGCGCGGCCTGAGCGCCGCGGAGCTTGACCGCTATCAGACATCGATGCTCCAGCAGCGAGGAAAGAACCGGGTGACGAACCTTGAAAACGTGCGCTCCAAGTTGGTTGTGCTTTGCGCCGTGGATGAAGACGGTAAGCGCCTGTTTGAAGATGGGGATATGAAAGCGCTGAGCGAGAAAAGCGGCTCGGCGGTGAACCGGCTGTTTGAGGTTGCACAGAAGCTTTGCGGGCTGGGGTCTGATGACGTGGCAGAGATGGCCGAGGAGATGGCAGGCGACCCTTTCGACGGTTCGCCTTCCGCCTAGCGCTGGCGATGGGCGAGCCTGATGTGGATGCGCTTTTAGAGCGATTACCGGGCCGCCTGATGCTGGAATGGATGGCATTTTACACGCTGGAGCCGTTCGGCGGAAACAGCCAGTTTATTGGGCACGCGATCACAGCGGCAACGATAGCCAATATCTTCCGGAAGCGCAACAGCAAGGCAGTGCGCCCTGATGAGTTCATGCCGCATTTTGAGCCGAAACGGGAGCAGACGGTGGATGAACAGAAGCAGGTGGCGGCAATGTTTACAATGGCAATGAACGCGCAAGCAGCGGAAACCTCCGCAATGGAAGAGCTTATGCGGGAAGATGAGGAGTGGGATGATGAGGGAGCCGCATAAATGGGCGCGTTGATGAAACTGATGGTTGCGCTGGGACTGGATTCCAGCGATTACGAGAAGGGCCTGAAGAAGGCCGGCGATCAGACCAAGACGCAGGCAAGTTCGTTCAAGAATACGTTGCAAGGTTTTGCAAAACAAGCAGCGGTCACAGCTGGCGTTCTGGCAGGTGTTGGTATGGCTGCAAAAGCCGCTTTCGATTTCGCCAAAGAAGGGGCACAATTGCAGCTTGTCGAAAATCGCTTTGACAGACTGGCGGAGTCAATCGGCACAACCAGTACAGCCTTGATGAATGACCTATCGAAGGCAACCAGCGGCCTGATGAGCGATGCGGAGTTAATGGCCAGCGCTGCTGACCTGATGAGCCTGGGGCTGGTGAAAACACATGACCAGGCGGTGCGCTTGACCAGCATTGCGGGGCAATTGGGCATGGATATGAACCAGTTGACCCTGACACTTTCCAATAAAACCACCATGCGCTTTGACTCCCTGGGGGTTGCGGTGGATGGGTTTGCTGAGAAACTGGAGAACCTGAAAAAGAGCGGCTTGACGGCTGAAGAAGCCTTTACGGAGGCGTTTTTACAGCAAGGCGAAGCGCAGATTGAGAAGGTTGGCAGTATTGCGGATACAACCGCCGGGAAGATACAGACGCTGGAAACGGCATGGAAAAACTATGTCGATAGTGTCAAGGTAGGTGTATCTACTTCCATTGCGCCAATGATTGACCACCTTTCCGCCACGTTTGTACTGAAAACGAAACTGAATGAAGCGGTAGCAGCCGGAATTATGACTCAGTGGGAGTCAAACAAAGTTTATAACCAGGCTAACTGGACAATGGCAGCAACCGAAAAAGCGATTGCCGATCTTGACGTTCAGCTTGAGCAGCACGCTGCGGTGCAAAAAGCGACCAGCGAAGGCGTTCACGACTTCACGAATGTAATCACGCAGGCGCTCACGCCAACAACCGAATTTACCGAAGGTATTGCGGCAGCCGGCGCGCAGATGAGCGGCTTCAAGGCAACGGCTGAGGATATTGCCAATGCGACCGGAAAGATGCAACAGAAGGCGATTGACGCGGCGCTGGCTTACCACGACCTGGCAGCGGCGCTGATGGGATTGGATGCTGCCGGGGCGGCAAAGATGCAGATTGAGCAATTGACCGCTTTGATGGAAAGCGATCCTGAAAATGCAATGGTGTATTCTTCGGCGATCAGACAGATCGCCATTGACGCCGGTTTTGCCAGTGAAGCGAGTTATGCGATGGCTGATGCGGTGGGCTACCTGAGCGGCCTGACCACCAGCGGAATACTCCCAGCGGAAGATTTCGCAGAAGCATGGGAAATTGCCAATGCGGTATCTGCAGACGGTTCGACAAGCTGGGCAGAATTGACCAATGCGCTGATTGACGCCGGTATTACCACACAAGAAGAAGTGGACAAGATCAACGGGATTGACCTGGGCGAGGCGATCGGCAAGACCGGGGAGTTTGCAACCAGGTTAGGCGAGGTATTCAGTTATCCTACCAGCCAGACGTGGAAGCTATCGGTGAATGTATCCGGGACGGGCAACCTGGGCCTACTGGGTTTTCTGGGCACGGGCGGCGGGAGTGTTTCGTTTGGGGGCAGCGGTGTTTCATCGTTTGACCAGCCTGGCATTGAAGGGGCGAGCGGTCTTGACTTTATCGTTCCGCCTGGATACCCGAATGACAGCTTCCCGATCCGAGTACAGAGCGGGGAGCATGTACAGGTCACACCTGCTCACCAGGTGCAGGGGGGTGACAGCGGTTTGCAGGCGGCTTTGAGCAAGCTGGACGTGTTGCCTGAGCAGATCGCTTTGGCGGTGAGGGATGCGATTGTGATGGTGCAGGGATGAGTATTTTCCCGGATGCGTTCCGCTTTGAATTGAACCTGACCGCCGGCTGGACGGATGTTACCGGCGATGTTCTGGTGGGAACGCCTCAATCGGTGAAGCGGGGGATAAGGGCGAGCGGGCCGCTGGACAGGGTTGCGGGCACGGGTACGCTGACGTTTGCGCTGCGCAATGACGCCGGGAACAGCGCCGGGCTGGAAGGCTATTACAGCCCTGGACATAGCAACTGCGTGAGCGGATTTGGGCCGGGGATGTATGGACGGTTGATTATCACGTATGAGGGCGGCGAGTACTGCAAGTTTTACGGGCGGGTGCCTTACGGCGGTATCAAGGTGGAGACCGGCAAGCTGGGAATGAAGCGGGTTTTCGTGGAGGTGCGCGATTACATGGAGCAGGCGGCGATCCACGAGCTTTATCTGCCGTCTTTCACGACCGAGAAGCGCATTGATCAGATTGCGGCGCTGATTGTGGCAAATATGCCCACCGCTCCACTGATGACCGATTACCAGACCGGGACGTATATCTTCAATACCGTCTTTGATACCGTGCGGGCCAAGACGAAGGCGCTGACCGAGTTTGGCAAGCTGGCGCTGAGCGAATTGGGCTATGTGTACGTGCGCTGTGAACGGGGCAACGGCGAGATATTGACGGTTGAGGGGCAAAGCACACGACCGGGCAAGACTTCGCTTTCAGCGGGGAATATCATCACGACCGGCGGCTTCCTGCTGCAAGAGAATGGTGACGATCTGCTTCAGGAAAACGGCGATCAGGTGATTTTGGATGCGATCCTGAGCATTACGGGCGAGTTTGACAACAGCCAGATAGCCGCGGAGACGGCCAGCGGCGACCAGGTGTATAACGTGGTGAAGCTTCTCACCTATCCGAGGCGGTTTGACAGTTCGGTTGCGGTTTTGTGGACTTTGCAGCGGGCAATGAAGGTGGAAGCAGGCGAGACCGTGAAGATAACCGGTCGGTACCGGGACCCGGACGGGGATGCGCAGGTAAGCGGGATTGACATGGTGACGCCGGTGGCAACCACAGATTACCTGTTCAATTCGGAGGATGACGGCAGCGGCACGAACATGACCGCCAGCCTGACCGTTACGGCGACCTACGGCACCAATGCGGTGGAATATGAGCTGACCAACGGGGCGGGCACTGACGGGTATGTGACCCTGCTGCAAGCGAGGGGCAAGGGCGTGTACCTGTATGACACGGTGGAGAGCGCGGCGCAGGATGATGACAGCATTGAGGACTACGGCCAGCGGGTTTTGAGCATTGACATGAAGTACCAGGATGACCCGTTTGAGATTGCCGGGGTTGCGGATGATATTCTGGCGGCTTATAAAACTCCTCTCACGGCGGTGAATACGATCCTGCTTTGCGCAAACAAATCGGCAAGCCTGATGCGCATGTTCCTGGCATTCGACATTGGCGACAGGATCCGGTTGACGGAAGATGTTTCCGGGCTGGAAGATGAGGATTATTTTATCAACGGCGTTGGCTTTGACATTATCAAGAAGGTGATTTATTTCACCTGGTACCTGAAGCCTGCTGCGCTGGACTTTGCATGATAAGGATGCGTTATGGCGGATAAGAAAATCACTGAATTGACGGCGGCGAGTGCAGCGGAGATCAGCGATCTGCTGGCGATTGTGACCGATGTGGGCACGGCACCGGAGACGAAGAAGATCGCCGTGGATGACCTGCTTTTGAGCACGTTGGCGTATGCGGCTTCTGTGACGACTGAGACATTGAGCGCAACCCGGAGCCTGACCGATGCGGATACGGCGGTGCTGCTGTTTGACCCGGGCGGGGCAAGCCGGATTGTTTCGCTTCCGGATGAGGCGGATGATAACCACGTATTTATCATCATCAACACGGGCGATGCGGACGGGGAGATATTGACCGTGAAAGATTATGCCCTGGCAAACAACCTGGCGATTTTAGGCCGGGGCGAGATGGGCATGTTTATCTCGAATGGCACAACGTACCGGCGCTTGCAGTGGGAGCGGAAATCGATCTGTATGCATAGGCCGGGGCCGCTGGCGACCGGGGATACCTATATGCGAATTCCGGTGCCGGATGAGTTTGCGAACAGCGACTTACCCTGGGCGATCTACGGGGTTGAAGCGTTTGTTGGCACGGCGGGCACTACGAACAGCACACAGATACAATTGAACAACGGCTCGAATGACATTCTCTCCACAAAGCTGTATATTGACACGGGCGAATATGCCAGTAAAGACGCGGCAACGGCGGCGGTTATCAACAACAGCTACCGCAGTTTGAGCGGCGTTCGCTTTGTGGACGTGGATATCGATGCGGTGAGTACGACTGCTCCGTATGACCTGACGATCATGCTGCACGTTGCGAGGTTGGCATGAGCCTCTTTTCCAGCAATGCTCCGGCTTCTAATGCGTATCTGCGCGGGCCTGCAAATGGCAATACGCAATATACCATTGGTACCAGCATGGGGGTGGGAACGGAAAAAGATGCTGCCTATGACGTGTACCATCCGGCGATGAAATGGGATTTATCTTCCATTCCGAGCGGATCGAGGGTGGAGAGTGCGGCGCTGGAGATGTATTTATCCGGCAAGGATATCAATACCACCCATTACGTGCAGGTTTGGCGGTTTATCCGCTCCGGGATTGACTGGGGCGATGTGACCTGGAACCAGTATGACGACAGCGCCAACCTGAATTGGGGCACGCAGGGCGGGAGCAATACCAGCACGGACGTGGATACCAATTTGGGGCAATTGCAGTTTACGAGCGGCTCTGCGAACGGGAAGTACACGTTTACCCTGGACGCAGATGAGGTTGAAAAATGGTTCTGGGGCGGCAAGCAGAATTACGGCATTCTGCTGAAAGCAAGCATTGAGGATTGGGACGTGGTTGGGGTTGCGAGGGGCACGCTGACCGTGTGGAGAGGGGTGACGTATGGCACGGCAGATGAGCGACCGACCTTGAAGATTACTTATCATGCCGGCGGTCATTACTGGATTATGGGTTGCGGTTTTGGCGGGCGGAGTAGCAATATCTTTCAGCCCGGTAAATATTCACAGATGGTGCCAGCGATCCTGGCAAAATAGGAGGTTTTGAGATGGGAAAAATGGTTGCAGATGACGTATTAGATGGGGCGGTTGGATATTTTGAAAACAACTGCAATAAGATGACGATTTGCAGCGCAGAGCCGACCAGTTATGCCGAGGCTACCAGTGATTACATGCTGGCGGAAGTAACGGTGGATGCTGATGATTTTGCGGTTGCAAATGGCGACGGCGGCGGGCGCAAGGTGACGGTCAGTGCGCAGAACAACGTGGAAGTTCTGTCTACGGGCACGGGCACGCATATTGCCCTGGTGAAAACATCGACCAGCGCGCTGCTGCTGGTGACTACCATGACCAGCAAGGCGATGGTAGATGGCGATTATGCCAATATCCCGGCGTTTGATTTTGAGATTGGCGATCCGAGCTAATGCCCTGGTCTGAGGTTGTAGGGCGCCGGTCAAGGCACGCCAAGACGTTTGCCGATGGAGGCAGGCTGAAAAGCCTTATCCACAGCGGAACTGTTTTGCATTACGAAAGCGAGCAGGACAGCGGCACGTTTGATGCTGAGGTCAACATGTCACCTGTGCGGGTGAACAATGCCGTATTTGACGGTTGGCGGGTGACGGCAGCGGGCTGGCATTATGCGCTCGGCAAGGACATTGCAAGTCACGGGCAGCAAGACGGTTGGGTAGGCTTTGGCGGGCGCAAGGGGCAACACTGGCTAAAGTTCAGGTTGGCACGTGTGGGTTATTTGCATTACCCGACACGATCCTGGCAGGATGTGGGCGGCGCACCAACGTATAACCGGGCAAATCTCTCGCAGGAAACGATACCGTTCGTGCATGAGGACGGCAGCGTCCAGGCGTTACAGGCTCGGGCAACGTGGGCGAATGTGTGGAGCGGCGTAGACGTGCGCTGGCGCATTGAGGGCAGGGGGATCAAAGAGGAGGTTGTCCTGAGTGAGACAACCCGAAACTGGATAACGGCAAACAGACCGCCAGCGACCGTACCTGCTGAGACGTATTTCGGCTTTGTGTTCCAGCTTGATGTGGCGGATGTGCCGAAATGGATAAAGAACGGGATCCTGCAAAACATTGACGGCGATTTTGACGACAGCGACGGCGGGATCGAATTACGCACAGCGACCGATGCGCTGCTGGCTTTTTTGCCGGTGGATTATGCGTACAGCGAGAGCGACCCGACTGTTAGTATTCGGCTGCGCAAACGTATCTGGAAAGACAATGACGGTAATTGTTATCTGTTGGTGGGCGCACGAGTGCCCGAATTGGCGGCTATGCCTGCTGGTGGGATTGTGTTTGACCCAAGCACCGACATTACTGGCGACACAGCCGATGCGGTATTGTGGAGCGGATCATCGGCAACGTATGCAGACGCAAGGGATACGTGTACCAATTCTGCCGATACATACTCTAACGTCTATGTCGGGCAGAGGTATACAGGGTCATACAACAACTACCGGAGCGTGCTGAAATTTGATACGTCATCGCTGGACGGATACACGGTCACGCAAGTAAACCTAAAGCTGACCGTTGAGGGATTAAACAACAATGAAGATTTTGACGTAGTGATCCTGAAATATGATTGGAGCGCCAGCGATCCGGTTACGTCTGCTAACCGAGAAACGGTTTGGGACGGGTTGCTCGCCGCAGACCTGGACGACAACATATTCAGGAACACCAGCGGGATGGCGGACGAAACGCAGTATACCAGCGGAAACCTGAATACAGCCTGGGTTGACACGGACGGAACTACCTATTACGGTTTGATCAGTCAGGAAGATTTAGACAATTCAGCACCGACCACGACAGAATATATCCGTTTCCATTCGGCTAATTCGGGTACAGCGGCTAAGCGTCCGATACTGGCGGTGGAATACACGACTAGCACTACGCATGATTTGACGGTTGCAGATGCGGCCAGTTCGGTAAGCCTGGATGCTCCTTCTGTGGGATACGTGCATACGCTTGCGGTTGGCGATGTAGCAAGCGGGGCGAGCCTGGAAGCGCCGGGCCTGACGTATTTTCATACGCTGGCGGCGCAAGATGCGAGCAGCGCCTCTTCGCTGGATAATGTGACCGCCGGTTTGGTGCACAGCCTGATTGTAGCCGGGCTGACCAGCGGCGCAACTTTGGAGCAGGTGACCGCCGGGTTGGTGCATTCGCTGAGTGTGGCAGACGCGGCCAGTGCATCAGCGGTGGAAAATGCAGTAACTACGCTCCTTCACAGCCTGGTGATTGCCGGGTTGGAGAGCGGCGCAAACCTGGACAATGTCGCTGCGACTTTGCTTCACAGTTTAGTGGTAAGCGAGATAGCCAGCGGAGCGAGCCTTGATAACGTGACGGCAACCCTGCTGCATACCCTGGCGGTGGATGATCTGCTGAGCGCAGCGGGGATTGACAATATCAGTTTTGGGACGGTTCATAACCTTGTTGTGGCCGGGCTGCTGAGCGGCGCCAGCCTGGATACAGCAGCGGCGACGTTGATCCACAGCCTGACGGTTGCGGATTTGAGCAGTGCGGCTGCTTTGGAGAGTGCGGCGGTTGACCTGGTGCACAGCCTGATTGTGGCCGGGTTGCAGAGCGCGACGGGGCTGGACAATGTGAGTACGACCCTGCTGCATACGCTGGCAGTATCCGGGCTGAGCAGTGCGAGCGAGATCGACAATGCTGCGGTGGCGATGGTGCACAGCCTGGTGGTTGCCAGCCTGCAGAGCGCAACCAGCCTTGACGATGTAGCGGTGTACCTGTTTGACGGGATTGTGCTGCTGACGGCGTTATCCAGGGGATTTGCTTTGACCGCTGAGGAGCGCAGCCTGGTGCTGACGGCGCTACGGCGCAGTTTGGGGCTGACCGTTGAGGAGCGCGATTTGACCCTGGCGGCGGCACAGCGAGGATTTGATTTGACCGTGGAGGACAGATGAGCGTTAGAGAAGCGATTGAAAGCCCGTTGACGCAAGGCTCTGATGAGCGGATTGCGTATGTGTTCGACTTTGCGGCGATTGGCACGCCGGCAAGCCCGGAGGTGACGGTTTATGATGTTTCCGGCGGGGTGGATGTGAGTGATGATACCCTGGACGGGAGCGCAAGCGTGACCGATGATGAGGTGACTACTCCGATTGTTTACGGCCTGACGGCGGGGAAAACCTACCGCCTGACCTGTGCGGCGGTGATTGAGGGCAATACGATCAGCTCGTATGCGCTGATTACGGCGGAATAGGCGCTACGGCGGCGCAGGATAAGGCGGCTTCAAATTGCGAGGATCGAGCAACCCGGTTCTTATGGCGTATTCTTCAGCCTGCGCATTGGTGCAGGCTAGTTTTTTGCGGATGTTTTTCATGTGGATGGTGACGGTTTTGTAGTGAATGTTGAGGGCGGCGGCGATCGATTTGTAAGAATATCCGCAAGCGATCCAGGTGAGGATTGTTTTTTCTCTTTTCGATAGCATGGTTATACCCTGACAAGGCGAAGATGCACGGCGATGGCAACGGCTTGAGCGTTGGAATGCGCACCGAGCTTTGAGCGCACGTTTGCCATGTGCGCGTACACGGTGCGCAGATTGACGCCGCGCTGGTAGGCGATGGATTTATAAGCCTGCCCGCAAACCAGCATTTGCAGGATGGCCAGTTCGCTTTCTGTGAGGTTATGCCTGCAATTCTGTTTTTCGGGCATTCGCGTTCCCGGATAAGGCGAACCAGTAGCGCTGGTCTGAACGGGAATAGAACACGCGTTCAAGGTTGATGCGCTCCATGACGTAATTGATTTTGAGCAGGGCGAGGGCTTCGCGCAGGGTATCGGCTGGGATGGAGACGTGGCGCTCGCTGTTTGGCAGGTTTTCGGGGGTTTCGATTTCGACAAGGATCATGGTTGTTTCCTGTTGATTTTGGGTAAGGGCACGAATACGCGCAGGTGAACGGCGGCGTTCACGATAGCGGCGTATTCGTAGAGGATGTTGATCTGGCTGCATGGATAGCCGTTTTCGATGCGCCAGACGGTGAGTTCTGACACCTGGAGCCTGGCGGCGATGTCTTTCTTTTGGATTCCTTTACGAAGCCGGGCTGCTTTGAGCAGGATACCGGCTTCGATCAGGTCTTTGCGCAGTTCTTTGCGCAGGTGGTTGCGGTTGAAGGTGTCAGAGGTCACGGTTTATAGAATTTACACTTTTCAGAATGGTTAGGGGCATCGTACCCGCATTCTCCGCAGAAGAAGTCTACGGTTTCGTCACGGTTGACGCTGTAGGTGCGCGCTTCGAGTTCAGCTTTCATGAGCAGCGCCTCTTGCCAGAGTTTGAAGTACTGCTGTGCCCAGGCTTCTTCGCTTTGGAGGTCTTTTTGCAGCCGCTTATTCTCGGCGCGGAGCTTGTTGTTTTCATCCTCTAGCGCCTTATACGTTCCATCACGCATGAGGATATTTATCTCAATTTGCAACCGCTCCACCTCGTCCAGCAGGTCAGGCAGGTGGTTGGCGGCGGCCTCGATGTAGTCAAAGTCTGCCGTTCGGTCGTCTAGTTCTGGCATCTCGGCTATCAGCTCAAAATTATCGTCATCTTCGCCAATTGCCCGAATTTGCCCGAAAAACGTATCATCATCCATGTTTACCCACAGCCTCGGCGTCGCCTTACTCGCCAACTCCCGCAGGCTGGCGATCAGGGCGGGGGTGATGTTAGTCATCTATCGCCTCCTTTATCAAATCCATAAGTCGATGCACTCCGCTCGGATCGTGAGACACACCCTTTATTGTGTGTACAGGATTATCACGAGCATAGGCAATGCAAACGTACAAACTATCCCTAAGCAATCCTCGCAGTCGCTCGTTCTCGGCGCGGAGGGCGTCACGTTCGTCCAGGTCTTTGCCGGTCAACTCAATCCAGCGCCAAAGGTGGATGGTTTGATGATAGTCCAGGGTAACACCAACCTGAGCGGTAATGGCAAGGTCAAGCGCCTTCATGATGCGATCTGATATTTTTGCTTCTCTCATTTTCTCCTCTTCAATTCGGCAAGTATTTTCTCCAATAATTCGATGATGCGGTCTTGTTTGTCGATCCGGTAGGTTTGCACCGGGGATTGACCGCAAACGTGATAGGTTCCAGCAGGTACCCAGGTGCCGCATTTCTGGCAGTACCAGCTATTTGTGCTGATTTGTTCGCTCATTTGCGCTCCTCCAGCCATTCGAAGAACCAGATGAGCAGCACGGCGCAAATCACGAGCAGCAAGAAGATGTGCAGGGGTTGAAGATTAGCGAGCATCTTTATATTCCTTCCAGATTGATACGATCAGCATTGCCCAGGCGAGCGCAACGGCTACGTATTTCAAGGTTTCCACGTTACGCTCCTTCCAGGATGACGATTGACCTGGCTATTCCAGGATCACGGCGGATGCGGCCTTGATTTTCGAGCCGCCTGAGATAATAGTCAACGAGTGACGTGCTTGTGTTGAGATGCTCTGCCATTTCACGGATGGACGGGGCAAAGCCTTTCAAGCGGCGGTAGTCTGTGATGAATTGGAGGATTTCAGCGGGGCGGGGATTGTTGGGGTTTGGTTTACGCATGAGATCTCCTGATGGGCAAGCAGCGGTTTTCATCGATGACGATGCGCAAACGGGGCGCACGGTGCAGGCGGTGATACTTTGCGTTATACCGCCTTTGCATCTTCTTCCAGTGTTCGGGGTTATCTTTTACCCAGTTTTCTTTATTCTTGCGGTAGCGTGCCCGCTGGCATTCCTGAGCACGGCAATACTTTGCCCGGTTGTTGTATCCTTCGAGCGATGTACCGCAATTTACGCAATGTTTCATAATTCCTCGCTTTCTAAAATGCTCCCTGCCCCACGATGCAGGTTTAGGCCCTTCTCCTTTGGGTAGATTTCCGCCTTCGGCTTTCGCCGGGGCAGGGAGCGGGCGGACAATAATTATTCGTCTTCTCCGAGCGCTTCCCGGATGTGACGATCTGCGCTTGCGGCGGCTTTGCACAGGGCGATGGCGAGCAGGCAGGTGCAGATACCGAAAAAGATGATTGATGCGATGACGATCCAGGTCATTCTTGTTCCTCCAGGGGGAAGTAGAAGCCGAGTTTGGTTTGATAGACGGTTTGCGGCAAGGGCGCGTTTTTGGTGCGCTGCCAGTTCTGAAAGCGCTTGACGGCGGTTTGCAGGTCTATTCTGGGAATGAGTGCGTATGTGCCTTGCGGCACTTCGCCGTATTCGCATTGGATGACGGTGGGTTCGGGCATGGTTATCTCTCCACGATGACAAAGCGGATATCTGGGTACATGGCTTTGAACATGCGGGCTTTGAGTTTGAATACGGCGGTCTGCGTACCCTTTCCGCCTTTCACGTCTTCCACGACCTGCTGGCCGTCTTCGTAGTAGCTAAAGTCTGCTTCGTAGATGATCTTCTCCTTTCCGTGCTGCCACACGGTGAAACGGGGGTGGGTTTGCAGGCTGGCGATCTCTCCCGCTTTCTGCAGAAGGGAGAGTTCCAGGTAGCGGTTGGCTTCGGCTCTGCTGGCAAAGCGGATGCCTGCAATGGTGGTGGGTTTGGCGCGGTATTTGGTCATGCTTCGGTTGCCTCCTGGTATTTGCCGCAGGCGGTCCATCCGGCGCGCCAATCGGTGCCGGGGCCGTGCGTCCATTCGGTGAGGTCACATTTGAGGTAGCGTTTGTCGTGGTAGCGGACACGCTGTAGGTGTGTGCATTTTTTGCACGTGCTGCCTTCGCGCTTGCCGTAGGCATTCCACATGACGCGGATCCTTTCCGGGCGGGCGCTTGGGGGCCTGCTTTTCTTTTTGCTGCCAGAGTTGCCAGTCGTTCATGGGAGAGCCTCTTTGATAAACTCACTATTGATGTTTTTCTTGCTATGAACCCAGCGATGGCATTTTCGGCAAAGCAAAACGAGATTTGATAATTCGCAGCGAAGTTCTTTCACAGAAAATGCAACAATATGATGGACGTGAAAATTTGCCTTTACGCCTTCTTCCGTGCGTTTGTCTATACCGCACCTCTGGC